TTTTCCCGTTAAAATTGTTTTGGCTGTAACACGGTTGTTACACGCCTCACAAGTCGAATTTGCTGGCCAGCTAACGAATTTGACACGCTGGCAACAAAGTGCGGTAAGTTTCCGGTAATTTTCTCGTTTGACACGAAAGCGCTTTCGTGTATGTTACGCTGATTTACCTATGAAAAACAGCAAACAAACAGCAACGGCCGCGCGCTCTAAACGAGTGGCGCGGGTTTCCATTGAATACGCAGACGGCCGCGAGCATTGCCCCAGTTGCCAGGGACTGATTAGCTATGACCGGTCCATGAAAGACCGGTTGCCTATCGGCCTGGGCTTCCTGGGCGCGCGCTTCCAAGTGGATTATATGGAGCGTTCCGGGCATGGCGGTGAATGCATGGATTGCGGGCTTGCAATCTTTGCCATTGTCACCCGGCGCCACGTCACGCGCTTTCCGCGGTCGATCAATTCTAAAATTGGAGGGCTGAAATAATGGGCTGGACCTACTTCCAAGCCGAAAAGGGCAAGCGGTCAATCGACATTATGCGCGACGAATACCGCTCGCTGAAATGGTATGACGCGCAGCAAATCCGCGATGTGATTTATGCGGCCGTTTCGTTCAAAGAAACGCCAAACGAAATTACCGCGCTGGTTGTTTTGACGCATCGGCGCAACGGCCAATTCGGTTACAAGCCGATGGATGAAAGCATGGGCCCGTGCGAAAGCGAATGCCCCGCGCGCATCCTGGATCGCCTAACCAATCCGCCTAACGATTGGGCGCGCCAGTGGCGCGAACGGTGCCGGGCCAAAATCCGGGAAAAGGTTCACCGGGAGCTACAAAGCGCGCGCCGCGGTTTCGAGTGCACCGGCACTTTCGACGGGTTCACGTGCGGCACCGATGCGGATTCCGGCCTTTAGATTCCTCCGGCCATGCGCACGAAAGCGTTTTCGTGCGCATCCTGGAGCAATTAAAACGCTCCGACAAACAAACAAACAATGAGTGAACAAACAAACAAACCAACGGCCGCGGGCAGCAATGCGCCGCGGATAACCTACAGCGCGCCAGCAATGGAGCGCAGAATTGACGGCTGGCCATTCGGCCGCAAACAACGGTGCCAGGCGGTCTTTAAGATCGAAACGCACCCGAAGCGCGGACAGCGCGCCGTCCGCGTCATCACTGACGCAGAGGGCCGCAGTTACGCGCCTAAAAAGCTGACCTACTCGCCCCGCGTGCGGATCGTGGAAGGCAGCAACGGCCGCACATACATTGCAGAACTAACCGCCTCCGGGTTTATCTCGATCATGTGCGGGGACATGAAATACCAGCACGAAACCATTCACGAAGACAACCCGCGCTACGGCGAAGTGCGCGCGCTGTTTGAGGGTTCGCCAGCCAATGAATAATTACGGCGAACGACTCAACGCGAAGGTGCGCGCTTACAACAAAGTGAACGCGCGCGCGATGGAGCTGCAACCGGAGCTGTTGGCGATTTTCCGCCCCTATGTCGGCAAGAAAATTCTGACTAACTCCGGTTTCGTGGCGAAGCTGCGGCCGGTCCTGGAAGAGTTCCGCAAGCGTGTGAACGCTTCCGGTCCGTTCCAGCTTATCACCGGCAGCACCTCCTATTGGCTCAGCTACACGTTGAAAGCGTGGGAGCCTTACCAGGGCGAGAAATACGGGGGCGCCAGCGCGGAAGCAACCATTCACGTAGGCGAGCTGGGACGCCTGGGCGCGACCAATGGCGAACATTGCGACGTGGCGCGCGATGTGCTCGCCACGCTGGAACAAAAGCCGCTGGAGCTGCGCGCTGATTACAGCGCAGACGAAGTGCGCGAGCTGCGTAAAGCCGCGCAAGAGGCCGAAGAACGCGCGCGCGAGGCAGAACACGCGCTTTACCCGTTTGGCAAATACGATAATTAGCCCGATGGTTCCGGCCATGCGCACGAGACGCGAAAGCGCTTTCGTGCGCACCCTGGAGCAATCCAAAACACACAATGAGTAAAACAAACAAACACAGCAACGGCCGCGGGCAGCAATGCGCCGCGGATAACGCGCTACGGGATGCCGTGCGCTCTTTCCTGGAGGATTGGCACGTGTATCTAAACGATGAGGACGCCGAATTGCCAGACCCGGGCGCGATGGAGCGCGCACTGACCCCAGCGCAACCGCAGCATTATCTCTTGCATATTTGGGGCGATGTAGAGCCGCAGCTACACGGACCGTTCGCCACGCCTAACGAGCGCGACGCGCAAGCGCGCGACGTGCGCCACGCGGACCCGGATTTACGCGATGGCGTTTATTGGCTGGACCTGGGCGCGCGTCTGGAGGTCGGGCCGTATCCGGCCGCAGAGCTGGAGGCGGGCGCGTGAGGGCCGCACTCGGTTACGCTTGCGGGATTGGTCTAGGGTTTCTGGCTGGCTGGGCGCTTAACGAAAGCGCTTTTGTGGGCCAGCTCATTGGCGCGGGCCTGGTCCTCTGGCTGGGCTGCGCGCTGGCCTTCGCCGTCGCCCTGGTCGTCACGTTCGCTTTTAGACGGTGGTGGCGATGAACCGGGCCGCGCAAGCGCTCGGCCGTCTGGCGCGGGGCAAACCTAAAACCCTATCACGCGCCGAAATCGCGCGGCGCACCGCGCAGCTCGCGCGCGTGCGCAAACGCCGGTGGCGCGGGAAACGAAGGCGCCGGTAGCGCGACGGATTACATAGCGCGACGGATTACATAGCGCCGTTGGGTCTCGTTAGGCTCAACGGCGCTTTCGTTTTGGGTGGTAGCCAAAGCGCGCGCTTATCTCTTCAAACAAACCTTCCAGCTCGGGATCGCGCATCGTCTCGCGGGCCCACCATTGAAGCATTTCCTCGTGTTGACGGTCCACGTGCCAGCCCGTCATATCCACGTGCGGATTTCCTCCAGCCGCTTCCATCAGCTCATGCACCCGCGGCAATCCTACCCGGTCCCGCAGCCAGGCCACGAGTAGCTGCGACGCTTCCTGCCGGTCCAGCGCATCCAGGTATTTAATCAAATGTTCCACCTGGATTTTGCGTTGCCCGGATAAATGGCGCGAGATTTCGCTGGCGCTTATTCCGCACTTTTTCGCCAGGCGCCGCTCGCTCCAGTCGTGCGCTTGCAGGATCGAAAGGATTACCCGTTTCGAGAAAGCATTTTCATACATTGGCCCTGGCCTTCGGAGGATTAGGCCCGTTTCCCTCGGGCAATTCGTCGAGTTTGAGTTCGATTAACCTTTCCAGTAACCACGAGCGCGAGCGGTCCCGTTCCTTCGCCACGCGCGCCAGCTTGCGCCGCGCGCCGGTGCTTAACGCGACCGAAGTTTTAACCTTGCGCCCCTTCATAGATTCCGAGAGTGACAGAATTTTAAAGGGTGCGGTCTAGGCCACTAATTTTAGTCCGGCGCTTTCACCGGTCCGCGGCGGGGTGACGTGATACAAATGCTTCACCAATTTATCCTGGGCCACCTGGCGCACGTTACGCAGCACCAGCTCCGCATACACGCTTTGCCCGTCACGAAACGCCATCCGGCTTATCTGCGCCTTTTTTAATCTGTAACCGATTTGGCCGGGGCTGAGTCCCGTTTTGGATTTAATGTAATAAGTGCTAAACCCAAACGCGCCCAGTAGCGCGCACTGAAAATCAGCGCGCACATGCAGGTAATCCACCAGGCGTTGCTTCGGCCGGTGGTTTGTGCGATTGGGCCTGCCGTGGGCGCCGTTACTGTTACCGTTTGGTTTACTCATGAGTTTTAATGTCCCCCTCTATCGCGTCGATCTTGGTTTCAAGATCACTTTGGATTTCGTTCAGGTCATCCAGCGTTGTTTGCTGACTTACTGATGTATCACTAAACAATTCCTCCAGTGCCTCTCTGACACGTTCGCCTTTTGCAGTCATGCTCTTTCCCGTTTTGTTTTTTGGTTAATCACCAAAGTTCACCGCGGTTTGCACGTTCTCCATGTTCGTCCCGCATACCGGGCAAAACATCACGTGCCGCGCCTGCGCTGTTGTTTGCTTCGGCAACCGGCCGTGGCGCTCATTCCCAAGCTTTCTCCGCGGCTGGGCGGTGCCGTTACGCTCCTGGTTATCCATTAACAAGTATTGTTTATCCGGCGGCACGTGGTGGCCTTGTTCGGCGCGCTTGCGCCAGTAATAGCTCTTCGCGTAGTTGCGCATCTTTGTCCGGCGCTCCGAGCTGGGGCGTTTTCGCAGCGTTTTAGCACCGTTACGCCGTCGCGGACCGTAACCTGGTTTGAATGGGTCGCCGTGCGCGTTGAGCCCGCGCGCGCGATACTCGGCCGCCAGGGCCGCGTATGCTTCCCGGCGCCTGACTAGGGCTTCCTCTTTCGTTATTGCGCCAAAACGTTGTCTGGCGTTTCTACTTTTACGGCGCGCTGCGATCTGCGCGCCTTTGGTGGGGCCCAGCCTCCCGGCGCGGGTGTGCACACGCATTGCGTGCATCCTTAATTGTTGCGGTTTCTCGAAAGCCTTGCCACACTTCGGGCATGGATAGCCTCCCCTCTCTGCGAGCGGCGGCCCCATTTCTAAAGGTGGCGGGTCCATTACTGCGTTGTCATTTTCGGCCATTGTTTGTCTCCTTTTTTGTTTGTTTGACTTCTAGCGGTAACAGTCGGTAAAATTTACCCCATGCGAGAATGCGATAAGAAAAAGAAAACTTCTATTGCCATTCGGCCCCGCACGTTAAAGGCATTAAAACAGCGGGCCAAAGGCGAAAGCCGGTCACTCTCCAGCTTCCTCGATTGGTGTTTTGATCGCATCCTGGAAGAGAAACCCCAACGGCGGCGGCGCCGGGTCCGTATCTCCATCCATAAAGGCATTATCATTGCGGCCAGCATCGGCGTGATCTTATCCTTTAGCCCGGCGCAAATGCCCAAGTCTCGATGCAAACACATGTGTCTGCCGCCCACTTCTCCCCTGTGGAGCACGCTTCCGCATAGTTAAGGTTTGTTGCCAGATCGGTTGCAAAATTACCGGAATCTAGGTAAGTCCTACCGGCGTGGTCAAGAGTAAAGTTGTCGGACAACTTTGCCTATTGCCCTTTGGTGCAAGGGGGGGTAATGCACCAAAGTCTTATTCCTTTATCCTGCGCGAAGGATTAGAAATTTTTATGCGCACGCACCCCGAGAGTTTTCGTGTCCCGGTCCGGTTACATAAAGAACTGGAGAAACTGCGAGTCGCTGGCGGATACAAAAATCTTTCCCGTTTCTGGATTGGGCTGGGCATCCGGGCTGTGCAGGATGCCCGGCGAAAAGTGTGGGTGCGCGAGATTGCAAACGCGGATCCCAACCTGCGCGATTATCTCATCGATCAAATGTTAAACTTCCCTTTAACCGCGCGCGAGATTGCCAGGGTTATCAAACAAATGGAGCGAGTCCAGCACGATGGGAGCGGCGAAACCCCGCGCCCTGGTAGAAAAGCCAAACACCCAAAACTGCCACGCGCGTGAACTAGCGCGCGAGGCAGTGCAAGGGCGCTTTTAATTTCCGTGGCCGTTTTGGAAATCCTCCAGTGAAAGCGCGGGCAAATCTCCCAGCGTATAAGCATACCACTCTTCGGTGGTTTTAATGCTGGCGTGGCCTAGAAACTCTTTCACCATATCCAGGCGGCCGGTTTTCTTTAGCATCAGAGAGCCCGCGTAGCGCCGCAGCTCGTAGCTCTTTTTCGAGTAACCCTTAATATATTGGCCCACCCAAATGCGAAGCCGGTCCATCACGATGATTTCGCGTTCCGTCTTAGTCCCCGCGGGCACCAGGAAATCGCCATCGGGCGATTGCTTATAATACTTTTTGAACAGCGCCAGCATGTCCTCGCCTACCGGAATGTCGCGCTCCGTTTTCTTCTTCGGGCGGAAATTATGCTCCGGCCGGATGCGCACCCCCAGGCTCCAGCGGCCCCGGTCGTCCTGTTCAATCCAGGCACGGCGGGCGTAACGGATTTCACTGTTACGCATCCCCAAAAGCGCCATCATCATAAACGCGATGTAAGTCCCCGGATCGTCCTTCGCCAGTTTCGGTGCCGCTTCAAACATGGAAGCGATGGCGAGCTGGTCCAGGCGGCGGGGCTTGGGCCGCTCCACGGTTTGCACACCCTGGTTTTTAAACGCAGAGAGGTCCGGCAAATTCATGCCATCAAACCAATGGAGGATTTTTCTACTAAACACCGAGCGCGCCTGGCGCAGAGTGGATCCGATGGAAGTGCGCACGCGCAATTCGCTGGCCATATCGAAATTGCCCTGGCGGTCGCGCACGATGCGCGCAACTTCCGCTGTCTCAAACGTGCGCACGAGTTTATCGGTGAGCACTTTGGCGCTGGCATTTTCCAGAGAGAGTTTGGCGCCCAGGCGCACGATTTTTTCCAGGCATCCCACGTTGCCGCGGGCGGTGCGTTTGCGGCGCACATCGGTGCCGAATTTTTCAATGTAACGGTCGCCCAGCTCGCGCAGGTTAGCGTAGTCCGCGCGCATTTTGAGTGCGCGCGCGGTCTGTTCGTCGCCGTTAATCTCTGCTTCGACTACGTCCACGGCTTTGATCTTCGCGGAGTTTTCGTCTCTCGTGCCTAACGAGCGGAGAATATCTTTGCCCTGGTGCACGAAACGCACGTGCCAATTTGCGCCGGGATAGGGTCTAAAGAGTTTGCGTTTCCGGCCTGCGGCCATTACGGTCACAGTCATTTGGCACCGCCTTTCGCCATCGGCCAATTTGGACTGCGCACACCCAGGCGCTTTATTTTCGGCCGCGGCCCATTTAGGGCGCGGATATGTTCTTTGAAATCCTCGGTAGTGAGGGCCGCCAATTCTGCTCGACGGGTTGAGCGTTTGGTTGGTTTGTTTGTTTTACTCATTAAAGCATACTCCCATGTTTACTCCCATGTTTCAACCCACCAAATCAATTTATTTTGATTTACCTGGAACAGCCAAAAGCTGGGACCTCCCAGCTAGTTTTCATAGGTAAATCAGAGGTTAAAATCAGACTTCCCTCGTAAAAGCGCCCGTAGCTCAACTGGATAGAGCATCTGACTACGGAACACGCCTGCTACCTGGGGAAAATGGCGATCCTCCCATGTTATCTTACAGGTTTTCCAAAAAATGCGTGACGGTATCTACGAGGTAACGACAAAATATCTGTGCGCCGGGTTTGTGATCCGGGACGGTAAGCTGGCGGAATGCGCGCCGATTTTGCGCAGAAAATTTCCCTATTGGCAACAGCGCGCAAAATGGATATGCTCCGAATTACCTAAAATTACCGGAGATGAAAAAGCACCCGATGGACCGCGCATTTCTGAACGAAGCGGCCCAAGCGATTCACGCCAAGCTCCCGGATAACTGGGGTTTCATTTTACTGGCCGCACCGCCTACGGGCACCGTCCCGGAAACTCAACAGCGCCTCGTTTACGTCTCCAACTTACAACGCCCGGACGCCATTAACGTTTTGAAAGAATGGCTGATTAAAGCCAGCGGCCCCGAGGATTGGATGCAACACATCAAATGAGCAAATATCCGCACGGCAAAATCAGTGGCGACGATGAAGGCGAAATCAGAATCATGCTCGCCGCAGACTGCGAACATAACGTGGTGCGGATCGATTTCGGGAAAGCGGTTCATTGGCTGGCTCTCGATGTGGAATCGGCCGAAGGCTTCATTCAAATGCTGGAAGCCAAAGTAGATGAGTTAAAAGCTGGATAAATATGGCTCTAGGTCCCGGCAAATATGACGAGCTGTGCACGGAAGTGCGCACGAAAGCAGACGCGCAAGGCTGCATCCTAATAATTTTTGGCGGTAACCACGGCTTCGGGTTTTCAGTGCAAGCCTCGCCCGGGACGCTGGCGCGGCTGCCAAAACTATTGCGTGAATTGGCTGATGCGGTCGAACGCGATATGCCAGAGGATCTTCGCAAAGTTGCCGCCTATATTAAATGAAAGTCTGGACCAGCGAAACAATCCTGGAAGCGCTGGAGGCTGGCGTGGATTTAACCGAAGTGGAGCGCCTGGTGGATAAGATCGGGCCCATCCTGGCGGGCAAATTCCCGGCCGTGCAAAGCGCCGCCCTGGCGGAATTACTGGCCATGTGGCTACTGGGCCACGATGCAGACGTGCGCGAGGAATTGTTTAAACATCATATTGAATCAGTGCGCCAGCTCATGGAGGGCCGGGAATGAAAGTAAAACTGCACCGCGACTTGTTTGATCGCTGGATTATTGTGCCCGCGGAATATCCCGGCGTGCTGGGCTGGAACGGATCGCGCTGGGTGCCCAGCGGTGGCCCGGTGCAAGTTTGTAATTTCGATACGCGCGAGCAAGCGCGCGATTATGCGCGCGAATACGGCTTTACACTGCCGGAGTTTGACAATGCGGAGCACCAGCCAGAGGCTATTAGCGATGAGTAGCAAGACTGCAGACACGGTAGCAATCTGGACTTACCGCGCGGCAATCGTTCTCGGGCTGCTGGGTGCGCTGGCCGGTTTTGTTGCTTACCTGTGGAAATAATCCTTAGCATCATCAGCGTGGCGCTCACGCTGGTTACCGTCTTCGCCTCGCGCACCGATAAATTGCTGCGCGAAATCCGCGACGTGTTAATTCAGATCCGGGACAAATGAAACCGTGGCAGGAAATCACGCCCCAGGAATTTGCGGCCATGAGCGAAAGCGAAAAGCGCGAGCTGGCCCGGCAGATTTTGACAGATGGTTACGGCCACTCCCCACTGGATCCCGGCAACGTGGAGCGCGATAAAGTAATCGAAGGCGTATTAAACGCGATGTATGGCCCGGTCGCCTACCATATTGCAATGGATGGAAAATCGATCACGTGTCACACCTGCGGCCTAACAAGTTATCACCCGAAAGATGTAGAGCAGCGTTACTGCGGGAAATGCCACAAATTCCATGACGATGAGGCAGATAAACAATCAATCCAACGCATGTATGACGAACACGCGGACAAAATCGCTCCGCGCATCCACAAAAAGTGAAACGCAAAAAGTGGAAAGAACACTGGATACTTGACGCGAAAGGGCGCCCTAAACAGGTGGACCTTTTGACGTGGGCAAAATGGTTTGGCCAACACGAGAACCGCGTAGTGCGCCAGGAAACGATTGCGCAAAATCGCGTCTCGACAATTTTCCTGGGAATAGATCACGGCTGGGTAGTGGACGGGCCGCCCATACTTTGGGAAACGATGACGTTCGGCGCCAAGCTGGATAACTGGCAAATGCGCTGTGCCGGAAGTAAAGAGCAAGCCGAAGCGATGCACGAGAAAATGGTGCGCAAAGTCTGCAAGGCCAGCGGGGTGAAATACGATCCGCACCGGGAGCGCACGAATGACGCGGGCGTGTGGCGACGCCAAGCGGCCGTTGTCCGTAAGAAGATGCGCGAAGCAAACAAGATTTTCGAGAAACTGCTGCGCGGGGATGAAAAGAGCCCGCCAGCACGTAAACGCACTGACGGGCTACGGTAAACAAACAAACGCTTGTAAGGTAGCGCTAAAGCCGCTCAAACACAAACAAGCGCGTCACTTCGGGGGCTCGGGTTCTTTCTCCTGGTGCCTGCCGTTTTTTAAATTCTCAAATGTGCGCAGCCCGGCCAGGCCAAACACCAGGAGCGTAATATTGCGCATAAAATCGTAGAGATATTGGAAACGGTTTTGCTCGCCCTCTGCGTGCGTCCACCAGCCGGGATGCGTGTGCGCGTAGAGCTGCACGCACATGATAAACAGGGGCAAGGTGAAAAAGGTTATCACCGTGCCCCAGTTTAAAACCGTTTTCCAAAGTGGATCTTTCACCTAAGCCGGTTCCAGTTTGTAAGTCTTGCCATCTACCACGGCGGCGATGCCGGGCCAAAACTCGTAGAGATAAATCGTGTGATCGTCCCCGGTGTTATGCGTAATGGATGGGCAAACTACTTTGGCCAGGCAATAGGCTGCTTCCCCTGTTATATCGTCCGGCCCTATGTCGCCTACCACGCCCCAGCTCGATTGCGCGGGTTTACGCAAATTTGTCACCCGCCCCTGGCAACCCATCACCACGGGCGGCACCATCTTGCGCACCTGGGGCGGGGTCACGATGTATTTGTCTTTATCGGCGTTGAGATATTTGCCGCCGTTGTAATAGGCGGTCTCCGATTGGTAGCTGGGATCGCCGTGCGGCGGGCCGCTGCCATCGTTGCAAATATCCAGGTCGCTTATGAAACAGACGTATTTGCCGTCCCAGCCGGTAAAGATGGGCACGCCCCCGATGGTGAGCAATAATTCCAGTGGCAAATTCATTATCGGCTCCGGCGCTGGCGCGCTCCGTGCACGCCTTTGATTGTTCCCTTGTTCGCGCTGGCGTAGAACACGCGCCTGGCTTTTTGCGGCCCGTATTCCTTGCGCATGGCGCTTATGATTTTCTTACCCTTTTTTGTTAGTGGCATGTTTCCCTTCCCTCCCCTATTTTAGTTTTCCAATAAATTCAGAACCTCTTGGGCCATTCGCTCGGCGGCCATTTCGCAATACGCTTCCTCAATCTCAATTCCGATTGCCCTGCGCCCCAAGTCTTTTGCTGCGCGCAACGTTGTGCCGCTGCCTAGAAACGGGTCCAATATCAAATCTGATTGCTCACTCCACCATTTAATGAGCCATTTAACGTGATTCAATTTCCGCGGGCAGGGATGCGCGCTTTGCTTCCCTTTAGAATCTGCGTCAATGCACCGCCCGGGAATTACAAATTGTCCTGGCTTTACCGTGGGCGGTTGACCAAACAATAACGCCACGTCGCCAGTCATAAGCAGCCGCCCTTTGTATCCAACGCGCGCAATTTCCAGCCAGCAATGACGGAAAAATGGTAACGTAACTGCCGACAGGAAGAAAGGCGGTGTGTCGCATCCGATTTGCACAGCCGCGCGGTAAAAGTCTCCAGCACTCCACATCTCGGCAAATAAGCGCACTGGATCCTCAAAGCCTTTTAGTGGCACGGAAGCATTTGGCCAAACGGGATCAGTCACCAGCACGGCGCTTGCCAGCTTCGGCAAAATTTCGCGGCAATCTCCGTGATAGATGGTCGTATATTGGTCTTGGTAATACGCTCTCACATTTAGTGTTTGATTCGTGGTCTCTGGATATGTGCTTTCCCCGGCGGCTTGGGCGGCGCGCCTCCAGGTTTTACCCCGGCCGCGCGCTGGAGCGCTTGCATCTGGCCTTCCTCGGTCCGGTATTGGAGACTGGGCCCGATGCCATGCCGGGCTTCGTAGGTCTCCCGCGCTTTCTCCTGGCGCGCCTCGATTTTTGCCTGGAGAAATTCTGCGTAACGCACCTTCGCGCTTTTCTCCATCCCTGGGAGCGATTCCGGGAGCCATTGCATGAGGCGATGCGGCTGGTATTTGAGCGCGCTGTGCGTGCTGAATGCGGCGTTTTGCAGGATCAACGCCAGGTGCTCCGGGTTTTGATCTTTCAAGTAAGCGTTAAACTCCATCGGGATATTAAAGAGCTGGGAGAGCCCCCAAAACATGTTTACCACGCGCGATTTCATACCCACATCGCCGTGCACCGCGGCCATTACATCTGAGATAGTGTGCGGCGCCTGGGCCCCGCCCGGCCCGAACATGTAAGTCATGGCTGCGATGCCGGGAATCGCGCTCGGTTTCTCGATGGCTTCCGCTAACGGCGCATCCACATAATCCACCGGCAGATGCGTCCACCATCCAAATTTGCGATACAAAATTTCGCGCAAATATTCCACTGCCCCGATGAAAAGCAGTGAACGAATGGGATGGTTACGCAGTTGTTTGAAAATGGAAATGTAAGAGCCCAGCCGCCAGGTAGAGAAGAAATTGAACGGGATACCTTTCCAGAAATTCAGTGCCCCGGAGTTTTCATCATACCGGATCAAATCTACCCACACATGGTTTGCGGCCGCCTGGTCGCTCAACCCTTTTTTAACGTAGGTTTTCCAGAGCGCGTAACGCATGGCGGGATCGGCAATGGCAAAATTAAACCGGGCCGAAAGATGGTTTGCGCTTAACCATTTACCCCACTTGGCGGCGATGCGCTCCGCGTAGCTGCCCGCCTCCAGGGCGCGTAGCTGCGGCAGTGTGCGGCCGCTCTTGGGTAACGACATCACGGCCTCGAAACGCGCCCGCATTTGCGCGTTAGTGGAATACTCGCGCGCGGCTTTTTTAAAACCGTAGTTACCCACGCGCGCCAGCGCGTATTTGAATGCCATGTTTTTAGTGGCGTGCGGTAACGGGTTAAACATGAGATTCGGGTTGCGCGCGAAAGCATTAGCCACGCGCACCAGCTTGCCCATCGATCCCCCGGCGCTCACGGCGTTTAAGTTTTGCCCGAGAAACTGCGCTTCCACGCGAGAGCGGGCCCAGTAATCTTTCCCGCCGAATCCGCGGACCAGCGTTACGTCTCCCGCGTTTTTCTTTAGCGCTTTGTTCGCTGCGAGCGCATCCGCCTTTTCATCGAAGAGCACGCCCTTTTCTTTCAGCGCGCGCAACATTCGCGCGGTCCCCTCCAGGCGCATCGAATACAGCTCGCGCACAAATGCGGCCATCGTGGGGGTCTCGTATTGCGTGCCCGCGTTAATGCCCATTTTCATGGTGGGATGCACCCGGCTTTTATCGAAACCGCCTATGGATTGGCGAATGTGGCGGCCCCAGTTTGCAATCTGCGGGCTCAGATCCACCACGGCTTTGCCTTCCTCGTTCGTTAGGCGGGCCAGGTAAGGATCGCCGGTGTAAGCGGGCTCGTCCACGGCCAGGCCGCGCGCGGCCGCGCGCTCCACTGGCACGCGCGCTTCGCGCCATTGGAAGAGCGCTTGCACATCGGGCGGCATCTGCGAGACCGCGCGGGCCCAGGCTACTTCCCGCGGCACGTTACCCGCTAACATGCGCCGGTAATCCATCACCGCCTGGTGCTCCAGCTCGATGATTTCTTCTTCCGGTCGGCGCCGTAAAGTTTGCCACCACTTTTGCGAAGTAAAGTTTTCCATGTAATCCCGCTCCGCATCGAGCAGGCGTTGGTGCTCGCTTATTACCGGGCTCTCCGGGACCTTGCGCACCACTTCCCACGAGCGCGGCAATTTGTCCTGCCACCATTTCTCAAACTTATTCCAGTAACGCCTGGCCCAAATCGGTTGCGGGTTACTCCGGGGCGGCGTGTTCGGAGCGAACATGCTGGCGCCGCGCGGACCGTTGGGCGGTTTCCCGGCGCCGTTACCCTCTTTCACGTTCGCGGTCTTAATCGAATAAGACATGTCGGGCTCTGAAAACATGTCGAGCTGCGCTTTCTCGGCCGCTGCCTGGCTCTGCGCTCGCACCGCGTCGGCGGCTTCGGCTTCGCGCGCTCGGGCGGCCCAGTCGATAGCTTGTTCGCCGGTGAGATTGAAGACTTCGCCAGCCTGTGGTAACTCGGCCTGGGTGCGCTCGCGTCCTTCCAAGCGCAAAAGTTTGTGCTTTTCCAGGGCGGTTAATGGGCCGGTCTGCTCTGTGCGCCGGAGCGCGTCCAGCTCCGCGCGCTCTATTCCGCTCAGCGGTCCTTTCATGGAAAACTGCATTTCGCCAGGCGCGCCGGGCGGTCCAGTGGCGGCTTCTCTGGCTTGCGCCAGGAAATTCATAATCTGCTCGCGCGCTTTGCCCAGGTCACTCATCACTGCGCTGGCCGTGGGATTCTTTTGCGGCCGCAGTTTTGACATAACGCGGTCGATGAAATCGCGCACCGCGCCTAACAAGCGCTGGAACAAAGTGGGCCGGTCGCCTAAGAGCTGGGCTACCCGCGCCGGGTTACGCAATGTTTCGCCCATAAGATCAGACACAAATTCATCCGCCAGTTCTTCCGCGGGATAATGCTGTGCGCGACTGGCCGTCCAAAGCTCCAGCTCCGGGCTTTTCGCGTGGATGGCATCGATGTTATCCCGTAGTTCCGCGTGCAACTTGGGAAACCGCCTCTGGAGAAAATGATTTAGCTCGTGCCCGGCTGTCTGTGTTACCAGGTCCCCGTTAGAAGCATCAACATTGAGTAGGACCTTGTTAGTCCCTTTAAGATGCGTGCCAGCCAGGTCGCCTAGTGGCTGGTCGAGTCGAAACCAAATCGGCTCCCCGCCGTTGGCGCGCACGATGGCTTCGGCTTTTGCAACGGCCTCGGGCCCCTTATCAGGATGCAACCTTGATAGTCCTCCGGCTTTACTGGGATCGAACCGAACCTCCTGCGGAGATACGTCAATGCCCCGCCGCCGTAGTAGCGATGCACGAAGCGCCGCCAATTCCGGCCGGGCCTTGCCAGTAGGCGTAAACGCTTTGCGAGTTGCATCGGTTAAAACGTAGGGGTTTCCTGTGCTCGCGTCAATGGAGAGTAACCCCTGGTCGCCGTAAAGCGTCTCGCCGTGCTCGATTAACCCGTAGTGCGGGCGGCCGCTCACGATTCGGTCCATCACGCGCTGGATCAGCTCGTGCGGCGTCTGTATATCGAATCCGCGCGCCTGGAGTTTCATCACCAAATCGTCCACGCCACGGGCGCGCGAGCTGAATATGTCGCGGTAACGGTAGCCTTTGGTCCCCATCACATGTTCGCGCAGCATTTGTAATTCGCCGCGGTAAGGGTGCGCTCTCTCGGTGCCTTTCAGTGGCAGGCCGCCCTCCAGTTTGAGCGCGTCCAGTAACTCCATCCCGCCCTGTTGCGCGATGGCTTCCTGGCCCTGGCGCAACATTTCCGCGCGGTGCTCTGCTTCGGCTTGTTGCGCTTTGGTAAGTGGGCGCGCCGGGCGGCCGCGGACCGGAACGGGTTTAGACCCCGCTCCGGTTTGCGCTCTCTCCTGTGCATCCTCGAACGCAATACTGTCCAGGGTTTTAATCTGTTCCGGTTTCTTCCCTAATTGGTTGGCGCGAATTTCCTGGTATTGCGTTTTGGAGATTTGTTTTTGCTCTGTTGCGTGTTGAAGCGCCTCTTTCTTGTCCAGAAACCTTCCGCTTTTGGTAACGTATCCGTCTATTGATGCGTTTATGTCTCGCGGTTCGTAGTTACCTTCTAAAACGCCGTAATGTATTTCGTTGTGGAGGGCGCCGACTCTCCCCGGTTCATGCGCGCCCTCGTCGCCTTGCGCTTTTAGAAAATCCAAGCCTGTATGGACTTTGCCGTCAGGCGTTCTGACTGCGGTATCCACAATCGGGTCCGATGCGGGTCTAGCCCCCGTCCCTTGAATCTCGACTTTATCGGCGGTCCCTAACCCGACTGCTCCGCCCTTGCCTTCGGCTCTTCCGTAAATTTTACCAGCAGGATCGACGTAGCTGACCTCGTAACTTTTGCCTGTCTTCTTGGACGTTACAGTGTCGCCGACTTGAGGTGCCGCGGCTTCTGCCGTCTCTTTCGGGGCGGGCTTGTTCCCCGTCTCGGCGAGGTTTACATCTTCGGCTGTCACCCCGATAAATGGGTGCTCTGGATTTTTAAGCTGCTTCGCGGCGCGGGCAATTTGCGCTGCTTCTTCCGGGTTGACGTATTTGCCATCTGTCGTAACAAATCCCTTTGCATTTTCATCAGGGATTGTTCCGTATTCATCTTTCGGTAAGCCGCTCTTTTCAAACGCTTCCGCATGAGTTGATCCTCTATAAATTTTATCCCCGACCTTTACCGCTGCCGCTGCAATTCGCGGGGCGGGGGTGGAACCCGCTGGGACCGGCGCGGCTGCGGGCGCGGCCTGGGGCGCGGTCGGCTGCCAGGTTTGCGGTGCGCTGCGTATTTCTATCGCCATTTTGGATTGGTCGTTAGGCGATAAGTCTTGCCAGTTCGCCGCGGCCAGCGCTTGCAATGGTGCCGGATCCAGTCGCGCGCGCCGCGGATCGCCTCGCGCCAGTGCATTGAAACGTTGCGCCGGTGTTAAGCCTTGCCATTGCGCGGCCTCGGGCGGTAACGGTGCCGCTGGTGCCGGTAGCGCGCGCGGGGCACCTGGTGTAACCTCGGCGGGTGCGCCCGTTTCAACGAAATCTTGTGGTAGAGCTGCTTCTGGCTGCGTGGTTACTTGCAGTTGTGGTCCGCGCCCTGGCGTCACTGCTTCAAAGTCTCCGGTAGGCACTTCCTCGGGCGCAGGGAGCCCACGCTGTGGCGCTGGCAGCTCCGGCACGAAATCAAACTCGGCCGGGTGCGTGTTTACGTTCCCGGCCGCATCCACGTTTACCCACATGTTACCCTTCTTTTGCCAGCCGCCTCCGGGTAGCTGTGGAGCTGCCGCTGGCCCTAACTGCGGTGGCTCCTCTGGATAAATGACCTTATCGCGCCATTGTTGGCTGCGTCTCTCTATGCGCGTGCCTCCTTTGCCCGCTGCCGCAAAACCGGCAAGTGGCAGTCCTAGACCGGCTGCCATGCTGGTAAGTATCTTTGTTTTCTCCGCTAGATCATCAGTCTCGTTAAAGGCTTTCCATTGCTCTGGAAATTGGCTCGCGGCTAGCGCAAAGAATCCACCAGCTACTAGGCGCCCCGCCAGCGCCGTCTCGCCCACGCCGGTGGCCAGTAAGGCCAAGTTTGCTGGCGAGCTAAATCCCGCTCCTACATCACGCAATCCTTCGGTAAAACCTTTGGATAATTTACCGGGGACCGTCTCCGGCGCCGCTTGCCCGAGCCAATAATAAGGTGCCGTCAGCGGGTTAGAGGCAATCGCGGCTTCTGCTACCTCTTTCGCGTATGGCAGTTCACTCGTTAGGGCCTTCTCGATTGGTCGCATCCATTCCGGTGAAGGCTTCCGTGCAAACTCTAGGCCCTTGTGCACCATATCCAGAAATGGGTGTGCCGCTGGCGGGGCCGCTTGCTGATCGGCCACGAAACCAAAGTCCGGCGCTTCGGGTGCGGCCGGTTGCTCCGGCACGAAACCGAAATCACCACCTACCGGCTTCGCTCTGCGCACTTCCATTTCTACCGGTGTCACCGGCACGCCCCGCTCTATGCGCACTTCCTGCACGTCTGCCGGTCTGGCAGTGGGGACCGCGCGTCCCATCCAGTTTTTATCCGGGCCTTCTATCCCGAAACGTTCGCCCCCGGCCCGATAAGTCTGCGGGCCACCGGCGAAACCTACAGTGCCGCTGGCATTGCCGGTGGCGTAGTTACTGATGTTACTGCCCTGGATGGTGTCTAAGGCTACCTGCCGGTAATTGTGCACCTGGTCTTGGGTGAAAGCGGCGCGGCCCAGGCTTTGGCGCGGATAATAATTCGGGTCGGCCATTACCTGGGCGAGACTCATCCCGCGCGAGGCCGCCCGGTTAAACACCGTTTCCATAAACGCCTGTTGCGCGTCCCGCCCCTGGCTGCCTACTTCGCGGTGTGTTAAAGCGTAAAGCTGGCCTGCTACTCGCGGGTTGTTAAGCTCCTGCGCGTAACCCTGGCGGATCCTGGCCAGGTCGTCCTCCGTGTTATACAAAGGCGGTTCGGCTACGGCCGTGGCCGCGTTATCGCCATAGCCCGGTGTAGGATCGGGTGTAAAACCAAAATCCTCACCATCCATTTTTAGTAACCTCCCGCTTGCCTGTAACCGTTGTTAAGCGCTTCCTGTAACCGGTTTGCCGGGATGGTGCCCGCTACGCCCTGCGGCGAAATCACGCGCACCGTGCCCGTGCCCGCGGGCGATCCCGCGGCCGGTGCCTGTGGCTGGCCTACCGCGCTGGCCGGGTTTGGAGAAGGCCCGGGCACCGTAGGGCCGCCCAGGATCCGCTTGTAATACTCGTGCGTTTCCTTCGGCATCACCGCGCCGGTGGGCCCACCAATGCGGATTTGATCGCCTGTAGCGTCGTTAATGAAACTCTTGTTCCCGGTCTTAGGATCGATCTGCCAGCGGCCGGCCTCGTGTTGTTTGGAATCGTAAATCTGCTGCGGCGTTACCGCGTAGTTTTGCAGTAGTTGCGAGCCTGGTGTGCGCCTTCGCGCCGCATCCGCCTGGGCCGGGGTAGCCCAGCCGCTCAGTTCGTCGCTCCAGATTTTTCCTTTCGGCGCTACACCGCCCGGGCCGCCGCCAGCTCCGGCAAATTGCGCGGCCGCGCTCCCGGTCAAATAATTCGCGTGCGCCAGTGCCAGGCGATTTTTCGCGGTCTGCTCGTCGCGCTCCATCCGGTCTTTCAGCGCGAATTGCCCAGCCAAAATAACCGCGTTCTTTTGGTTCGCGTTCATGGAATGGTAACGGGCCAGCGCTTCCTCCGGCACGGCGCCGGGGACGTTCTTTAAGTAATCGAACATGGCATCGTTAAACGCCGCTTGCTGCTTATCCTTATGGTATTGCTGGAATGCTTCCGATAAGCTGGAGCCCAAATTCGCACCTGCCTGCGCGATCATCTGCGGCGCCGTGTATGGGACCGAGATACTGAAACTGCCGCCTCCGTAATCTGCCATTGTGTTACCCTTCCTCCCCTATGTAATCCGGCATCGTGTGTAACTGGAGCACTTGCCCGCCCCGGTTCGGCACGTTGCGCTTTAGCTTTGGGCAAAAGACTTCTTCCGCCCGTTCCCGTGGATCGATGCACGCCGTGCAAGCGTGCGTGTAATCGTTGTTATACCAAAGCTCGCCCTTATCCTGCCGGTCTTTATAGCGCGACTTTTGCACCGGCACGGCCTGGCTCTCGATGTATTCCCATACCTCCGCATCGGTCCAATCCCGCAGCGGAAACACAATCTCCACGCCTGGCAGTTTTACAAAGTTGGCCTTTAACGGCACCGGGCCCTCGAAAGGATCCACGTCGCTCGATTTGTGCCCGATAAATACCAGGTCCCACGGGTAAGGGGTAAAGGCTACCTTCGGCCGGGCCAGCCAATCGTTCAGCCCGCAGATGTAATCCCGGCGCGGGTAAACTTCCGGGCCCGCCACGTTCTTAGGCATATCGATTGCCACGGCGCCGAAGTTGTAACGGCTTACCAGCTCCAGCGAGTGCTCGTTTGTTTTTACCCCGGCCGCGAACGGCGGGTAATCGTGCACTTCCATGCTCCAGCTTCTTATGATGCCATTCGCAAACTCGTTCTTGTGCGGAAACCAGGGATCCCGGTAATAGACTACCGGGAGCGGGAAAGCGTGTGTTAGAGGAAAATGCTGTCCGTTAAGCCCGGTCGAGAGCGCGATGCGAATAAGTGTAGCCAGCGCCATGCTATCTTTCCCGAAGGAAAGCATCACCGCGGGTTTGTCGGCTTTCGTAGCCTTTGCCCGGATCAAGTCCAGGCTCTCTTGTATCTTACTCATGTTAATAGGCCGTAGCCGCGGCACCGGCGATGCTTCCTATCGTGCTTAATGTGCTGCCGCCCTTGTTCGCGCCAGCTACCGCCTCGTTTGCGGCTGCTTCCTGGTTGCGCGCGGACGCTTGCCCGAAATACTGCAAAATAGGATCCTCCAGCCCGGTAAAAGTTTGTTGCGCCGTCTGCTCCGTTTGTAACGATGGGGTAATGGCGCCGGATTCCAGGCCCTGGATGGATCCGCTCAGCGCTTGTTGGAGCCCGATGTTTTGCCCGTAAAGTCCCTGGATCGAGCTGGCCAGCCCGCGTTCTTCGCCGCTAATCCCGAGTCCCTGGTCCAGCGCGGTGTTAAAGCGCTGCTGCCGGTATTGTTCCCGGTTTAAGAGGCTTTGCGCGATGGCCTGGTTCCCGCGTAAATTACCCAGCTCGGCAAATTGTCGGTAGGTTTCCTGGTTTTGCGTGTTCATCTGCTCCTGGGAAAGCGCGCCGCCGCTCTGGAGCGTGGGTTGGATCTGGCTCCTGTAAATGCCTGCCAGGGAGCCATAAACATCTCTCAGCGGCCCGGCCAGCGCGCTCGCATCCGGTAATTGGCCTATCATCCGGCGCAATCCTCCGGTGAGCTGTGGCAATTCCCTTTGCATTCCCAGCGCAATGTCCCGCGAGCCAGAGAGCAAATCTTCGTTGTTAAAAAATCTGTTAAACATCGGGAGCTGATTTTTCTTAAACAGTTGTAGCGCCTGTTTAATGTCTCCCGGTATGTTGGTTTTTGGTATGTTCGGTGCCCCGCCCATCATGCCGCCCATTGTTACACCCTCCCTTTCCCCGCACGCGCTCGGGCCACGGCTATCAGCCGGTCCAGCCGCCACACGCGCCTTACTTCCTTGTTATCCCTGTGAAATGAAATCTTCGGGAGATAACACGGCACCGCGTTAAGCAGTGCGGCGAGATCCCCGGATGCGAACCGCACAAACCAGCCCCACTCGGGCGTATCGCCTATCGGTTTTCCCTCTTTATCCTGCGGCCGCAGATCGCTAATACTGGCCAGGGCGAAACAGGCGGGGCTGGAAATCACTACCCCGTGCTCCAGGTAAAAGAGCACATCGCGCGCCAGCGGCACATCGCTGTAATGCGCATACCACAGTTCCGCCAGGCGAAAGGGCGTGTTTCGCTCGTTGTTAAGCAGTGGCAGCGCGGGTGCTATAATCCTCATGCCAGCATCCTCGCAGTCTCGGAAATCGGTATGCTATCCACGCCGCAGCCCAGTATGTCGCAGGCGCCCCCCTCGTTCTCCACGCGGATGCATACCCACCTGCCATTTTCCAGGATGGGGAAACGCTCCAGGGTCTCTTGTTTCGGGCTGGCTACTGGCGGCGCGGTCCCTGGCACACTGAAAACAGGGCCCACGGGCAACGTCTCAAAATCCTGGCCCGCATAATCATCCAGCGCGGTGACGGAATAATCTTCCCGCATCGGCTCGTTAGGGTCCATCGTGTCCGGGTCGAAATCGGGGTGGCCATGCGTATAAAAGCTCAACCGGTCTTTGGTAAGCGGGCCGTTCTCGGTCAACACTTTTTCCTCGTTGTAACCGTCCACGATGGCCGTCACTTCAATGCTGGGATTAAAAGTCGATAACCCCAGGATGGCTTGCTGGTGCCGTTTAAAGCTGGCGGGATCGTTCCCGGTGTAACCGCGGCTTTGAAACACGTCGCGCACCGGGTAAAGGCCCCTTACCAGGTTATCGCCTACGCCTTCGTAAAGCAGGTAAACAGCGCTGTTATAATTGTCCACACCGTAAAGGCGCGGTTTACCGTCATACGCCAGCACATGTAGCGCGTTGATTCTGAAACTGGGATCCTGCCACCAATCCGGCACGCTCTCCCATTTGCGCGTGGTAAGGTTTATCACCAGGATGGCGTTGTTACCGCCCTGGGTAAAATCCAATGGCACAGCGAAGAAACCGTAACGGTCCAACACCTGGCTGCACGCCCAGTTTTGCGCCGGGCCCCAGTTTATCCGGTCGATCAACGGCTGGATCTCTTCGCTCACTGGCACCGGGTCCGTGGCGATCTGCTCGGAAATGACTTCGCTTAACCGGTAAAACCCGCCCGGTTCATCGAGAAAGATAGCGTCCGCACCGTCCTCGATCACGCACTTGTTTGAGAGCACACCGTGCTTACTCGATAACATGCGCTGGCTGGCTTTGGTGGGATCCAGTGTAAAGTTTTCCAGTAAATGAATGGTGCGCCGTTTACCCACTACCACGCCATTTTCAGAAACAAACGGAAACACCCGGGTAATCCAATCGCTCTCGCCCGAGTTAATGCGAAACACGCCCCACACCGGATCGTAGCTGGAGTAATTGCCTACGTCCGTCTGTAGAATTTGATCCCGCCACGGCACCGGTGGCCATTGCGCGTTGTAAAGCAGGATCCGGTCCTTAAACGGCTGGCCATGTGTGGTAGCCGGGATCACCTTGCTGCCATCGGGCGCGTTATCCAGGGTAGCCAGCTTAAACATGGTGGGGCTTACCGAGCTGCCCCCCACTGGCGGGGTCCCGTCCCATACCAGCGGCACCGGATCCGGGCTGGGACGGCGCAGCATGTAAACCTTGTCAAAGCTCTGCACAAATTCTACCCCGCCGGTCCCGGTAGTCCTGCCAGCATCCAGGTTTACCTTGTAAGGGTCTTTCCCATACTCCAGCACCCAAATGAAACTCGTGTTAAGCGGAGACACCAGTAGCACTTCATCCGCGTTGGGGTTGTTATACACGCCCGAGCCATTCAGGTAATTGCCAAATACCGGGTTAAAATCTCCGGGGAGCGCCGTGCCCGGCCGGGTCTGGCATTTGCGGTTCCGGCACCGTTTGTTCTCGCTCCTGCTCATCATCCCGGGCCCGAGCTGGTCCGGGTCGCGCGTCATATCCACGCCGATGAACTGAGTATCGCCGTCGCGTGTTACCCGCGTATCGCGCTGTGTGTAGCTACTCCACCTGTCCGCCATCGCCCTGCTCTCCCTCTGCCCGCGTTATTTCGTAAGCCTGTAGCTGCGCCTGGTCCTGGTTAATAAACTCGTGCGCCATCCCCTGCCGGGCATACCAATCGCCCCCGCCGCGCTTGGAGCATTTGGTGTAACCTTCCTCGGTCCACGAAGCAAAAATTTGCACCGCGCCGAAGTGCTCCATTAACTTCGCTGCCGCGCTCTCCAGTAATTGCTCTGCCTCTTGTGCGTTCACGGTCGCTTCGTGTTATCCCAGGTCTCCGGGTTAAATAACATCCGGGTTTGCGTGTCTCTTTTGGCTTCGGTTTCTCTTCTCCGCAGCTCTTCCTCGGCCGCCCGGTGCGTGGCGCTTTCGCCTGGCGTTTGGTCCAGTAGCTTCACCAGGTCGGCCGTGGAATAGACTGCGAAGTAATCGGCGTTCACTACTCGTTACCGCCGCCGTCACCCGGCTTCGGTTCCGGTTCCGGCGCCGGTGTCGGCGCGGGTTTCGTTGGTTTCGGTGTTTCTGCGTCTGCCATTTTTTTCTCCTTCCTTTATTGGTTTGTCTGATACCAAATCCATGCGTCTATCACCGGCGTCCCTCCCGAGACGGTGATTTTAATGCCTCCGTTCATGGGCAGCGGTTTCTCCGGGAAATAATCCTGCGGCCCGCCATCGGGGTGCGGCGCGATGCTGAATGGCGCCATTAAATGTTTGGGCGTTGTTTCCCGGTTTGTTACCTCGATGGTGCCGCCGCCTGTGCTGCAACAAAGGATGATCCCGGTAAGGTTCACCGAGTTTTGCACCGGCTCGTAGCTGGCAGCCGCTCCGGCGATGTGAAGTTGTGCGCACTTTTCCGTCATGGGCGTATCACCGTGCCTTGAGCACGCCACAGGCGTGGATCCGCAAACGGCTGTTGCGAAATGGCCAGTAAAAGTAGAGCGCGGTAGGGAGCCTGCTTAGTTGCACCGGGCCCAGTTGCCGCACGTCCGGCGTCCAGGCGGACAAGGTGGTATGCAGTAGGTCGTCACTGGGCGTGTTGGTGTAAAACATGTCCGCACTGTGGATCGCACTTTTGATTTTCATGGTGAGAATGTTGGAGTCCACGCGGTCCCGTAAAAGCTGGATGCCCAGCATCACCGCGTAACCCCCGGCGCCAGCTACGTTCTGCGGGAAATGTTGTTGTAAGCCATCCCCGCCATAGGCGCGGACCGGTCCGCTATCCAGAATAGAAGCGCAAGCTACGTCCACTGACGGGCCGCCTTCATCGTTCCGCGGCCGCCAGAAATTTGCGTTGGTAGTGCCTATACCCTGGTCGCTGGTGACAAGCTGCTGGAGTCCCTTTTTTCCGTTGGTATCAAAAACATTCGTAAACCCGGCAAACACCCAGCTCGGACCGGCTGCCTGGCTTCTTAGTCCTATGAAGTGCCGATCCTGGTAGCCGTCCACCACGTGGTTGCTCCCGATGGTTTCCGACAGGCCGGTAATCAAATCATCGTCGCTCTCATCGGTGATTGACAGGAAAGCGCCTACCCGCAAGTCCAGCCAGTTCGGCGCCTGGAATGGGTAAAGGAAATATTCCCGGATGCCCAGGATCAAACATTTTTCGCCGGGCCCTTTATCGTAAATTTCAGCGATGGCTTTACCCTCTCTTTCTCCCTTATGGCAATCGCGCTCCTATGGTGGGCGTGGTAAGCGTGGCGCCGCCTACCTCCTGCTCACCCGTTATTTGGGCAGCTACTACCGGGCCAGCCGGTAAAAGCTGGAAATCCATGAGCGCGTAAGCCTCTGTGCTCCCGAAAATGCCTGTAAGTAATCGCACCATTTTTAAGCGGTCCTATACCTCGGTGCCGGTTTCTCCTGGTCTGTTAAATTGGTGTAAGCCGGGGCTATTTGTTTTTGTGTAGCCGCGGCATCCTCCGCGCTGGCTCCCTGTTGTTCTACCTGGCCTTTGTCAGTCTGGCCGCTCTCTTTAAGGGCATCGGAGTAAGCGCCAGTTACCACCGTGTCCACCAGGGCACGCGGGAAACAGATAATGTCCCACCAGGGATTTCCCATCGGCACGATTTCCGCGTTCAAAGTTACCATGTCCCGGGAGGAAAATTTCAGTGTCAATAGCGCCGGATCGATCAATGTGGACATGGCATTAAAGAACGGGTCGCTGGACGCCTGAATTTCATTCACGATCCCTTGCAAAATGGCCAGAGCGGAACCCCCCGGGTTGGTATAACTAATGGAGTGCAACACGGAGCTGGTATCGATAAAGGTCAGCTCGTATGAGGCTTTCGGGGTGGCGCTTTGCGCGCTCATGCTTAATTGAATGATCTGCGCCAAAGCAGGGCTGAACGGCACTGCCTGCACGTAGTATTGAACGTTGTTAATCGTGTTATAGGCGGTGTGCATCGGCGGCACTGGAGCGGGGCCCACAGTCACGATTTCCGCATCATCGCCATAGACCAATTCCAGCGGATCACCCGGCGCGCCGGTAGTCACCGTGTCCACTTCCGGCGTGGTATAAGAGAAATAGTAGGAGCGAACGGCAAAGAACTGGTCCGCTTGAACCTGGATCGTTAAAGTCGCTGTATCTAATGTGAACGTAAAAGCACTAAGGGCAGCGTTACCGGTAAGGGAATTATAGATGGCCATCAGAATATCGGCAGCCGCCTCACCCTGGGCAGCCTGGTAAGTAGCGCTGCCGATCACCGCGCCCGTTGCGTCCAGAATGTCCCAGGTATGTTGTGTTTGCCAGGTATCCAGCAATTCCTGGTGCTGGGTCACTTTGGTAATTTGTGGCCGTCCCTGTATTGCCGGTTGCTCCGGCTGCGCGGTTTGCACTACTGCCACAGTTAAAGGCAGTGGATCCGCCCCTTGTTGTCCGGTGGGATCGTTTCCCTGGTTCGCGCCGGAACGGCTTTTGTAACATTGGCCCGTCACAGGCGAGTAGGTAAGCTCGCCCCTTTGGTAAACCTCCGCCGTGTCCCACGCTTCTGCGGTGAAGGTGGGCGCCTCGGGAATAAACTTAATCCATACCGTAGGGCCGTGATCCCAGCCCACATGCAAGCCTTTGTCCAGTAGATCAAAGTGCGTGTCACTGGGTCCCTGGATCTTTTGCGGATCCACCAGATACACCTTTAACGGCCGGTTAATCACCCGTTTCTCCAGTTGTTGGTAAGCCACATAATGGTTTTGATCCGGGGTCCGCTCTTCAATCACCGTCCATTCCGGCCGGTCGAAGTTATCCCAGGTGCGGCCCACCCACGCGTTAATGAAACTCACCAGCGCTTCCGCCTGGTTCTTTAACAGGCCGCGTCTGCGCGGGTCGTAACCCAGCTTGTAGGCCAGCGCCCATAACACGTCGTCCCGGAAATTTGCCTTTCTCATGGGACTTCGATTGCTGAAATACCCACACCGGCGACAATGCCAATCCCGCCCGGCGCGGTCCAAAGTTGCAGGTCGAACCAGTAAGCCACACCTGGCGTCAAGCCTGTGAGCACGGCGCTGCCCGAGAGCGGCGCGGTCTCGTTTGCAAAATTGCCCTGGGCGCCGAATACACCGCCCGCTACGGTGCCACTTGGTGGCGCACCGTTAGCCGGGGGTGCGCCCGTTCCGTAGCGTATCTGCCCGGCCACAGCTTTGGCCGCCACACCGTTACCGATTGACCCACTAAAGGCGAGAAACACCTTGCCACTGGCTGTTGGCGTAAGAGTGTGCCCGATGCCAAGTCCCATCATCACGCCCGGACTGGCCACCGAGGTTCCCACAGGCGACGCTGCCGGGGTTTGCAAACTGGCATACACAGGTGTGGGAGTAGGTTGTAAGATCTGCCAGGTAGGCGTTATGCTCGTTAGCCGCCAATACTGGCCGGTATCAGATTGGTAAGCTATCCGGCCCACATCGGCGGCAACAAAACCCAGGGCACTATTCCGGGCCGCTGCGTTTGGATACACCCAGCTTTCAAGTCGATGGTTAATCGTTAAATTTTGGTGGTTCATTTTGCCATTCTCCTTACTCCTGCGTAGCTCACCGCATCCTCCTTGCCTCGATGAAGCCGTAGGCAGCAAAGCCGCCACTGGCGAACGTTGGCGCGGTTACCACGAGATAAATCGTGGTTGTGCTTGAAAGACTGACCCGATGTGGCGGCAGAGCCAGGGAGCCAATCCTGGTTAAAGTCGTGGCACTGGGGGCTGTGGCGATAACTCCCGCGCCGAAACCGTCGTCAACTTGCGTGTTTGTCGTGGTGCTAATGCTCGCAGACGCCGCATAGGAAGTATTCGCTGGCAGGTTATTGAAGAAACAATTCACATTGCCCCGCACGTCCCAATCCCCAGCCGTAAGCGAGATACTGGTAAGGTTCTTTGTTTGCGCGCTGGTATAGACAACCTGGCTCGCGGATGGCAAAGCGCTTGTTACTGTTTCGCCTACCGCGCCCGCTGCCGCGTTATTGTTGGTGTTTGTCCCGATGATGTTAGTTGGAACTAGCGTGGGCACGGTTAGCGTCCCGATGAAGGTCGGATTTGTCGTAAATGGCACGCCTGTTGGGTTGCCAGACCCGGGCATCCAAGCCACCTGCCCGGCATTGTTCTTAATTGGAACATACCAGGGCACGGTGCTCGGTGGATTGCCCAGTGGCGGTTCAGCACCCAGTGTGGTCCCAGTGCCACCTTGCGCGAGACTGGCTGTGCCCAGTAGATTGCTAAAGTTAGGCCGCACGAAGGCTGGCGTGGCGCTCGTGGCGTTATCGCTGTTTCCGTAGAAGGTATTTGCGGGTGCGGTAGGCGCGGTAAAAGTAATCGCAGGCGTCGTTGTGCTATTGCTTACACTGGCGGCAAACAACGGCAGTAGATTCCCCGCAGTTACACTCGTGACCGTGCCCGTGCCGCTGGGACTGCTCCAAATCGTATCGTAGTTGGTAGCGCTGTTTTTGGTGAGCACCTGGCCATTTGTGCCACCTGTAGGCACACCCACACCCGGGCTACCCGCTGGCCCTGGGCTCCCTGTGGGTCCTGGGATGCCTTGCGGTCCCGGGCTGCCTGTGGGACCTGGACTCCCTGCTGGCCCCGCTGGCCCTGGTGAACCTGCGGGACCTGGGCTACCTGCTGGGCCCGGGCTCCCGGTAGGCCCCGGTATGCCTTGCGGCCCCGGGCTTCCTGTGGGACCCGGGCTGCCCGCTGGGCCGGGCGGTCCCAATGGTGGCGCGGCGAAGATTAAGCCTGTCTCGCTTGGGTTTACCTGTGCAATGTTACCGGCCTGCCCGCTGTAACTGTCTGGCGTATCGGTAAGCGCCAGGAAAGTGCTGGATCCAATGGGTAACCCCAGCACGGTCACACTGCCAAAATCAATCGTGGTAGGCGAAACTACCTTGTGCGTCTTGGTATCGGCGTTAATCGGCTCGGTAGCGCCCAGCACGGTGCGGCCGCAAAACACAAATAACAAAATAACAATGGCCAAACCGGCCGCGATAAGAATTTGTTTCGTTGTCCGTCTCATCCCAGTCTCTCCCAGTGTTTGTTGTTACTGGCCAGGTTCCAATCGTGCGGCTGCACCTGGCCGGGGTCCTCGGGATCGGCCTGCCCGCCATAAAGCCCCCACGGTTGTTCCTGGCGGCTGCCGCCTATTACGAGCGTGATCGATACTTTGCTGGCTACCGCTTTCGTCGCCGTGTCCAGGCTTTGCAACGAAGGCTCTTCCGGGCCGGTGAGCGAAACAATCTCGGGGTGATATTCTTCCGCCATCATGGTAGGCGGTCCTGGCATGGGCATGTAACCTGTGGCGCACTCGCATTCGTCCGTTAGCGTGGTGACGTTGCTTTGCCCGTTTGTCTCGCCATTCCACGGCGGTGAATAACAGTAACAGGGATAGCTCGGCGCCCAGGCCACCGGAAAACCCCACGGCTGATATTTGAACCGCTGCCCTTGCGCCCGGCGCCAGTCGATTTCGGTCACTAGAAAATCCTCGGCTTGCGCGTCTGCATCGCTGGCCAGTTGGCGCCGGGCCGCTACCTGGTCCGGGCTGCGGTCGCTATTATCGGTGTCGCGCAAGGTATCGGCATACACACCGGCCTTTACATACTCCGCGAGAAACGCGGGAAACTGCACCCAACGCCAGTAAGTAGGCTCGTTCTCGGGCACCTTATTTACATTGGTGCTTAATGCCTGGTAACATTCCCCGGTGCCTGACCGGTAAACCAGGTCGCCTCTGTTATACGTCTTGCCATCGATGTAAGGCACCATCGTGTAGCGCTCCGGCCTGGGCACGTAAGTCACAAACACGGTGAGCCCGCCATACCCGCATACATCGATCCCTTTCCCGCTGATGTGATAACAAAGCGGTTGCGGCGTGGTAAGGCGGGGGTTACCCGCGTAAACGCCTATCATTTCGCCTATGGGCCGTTTGCATACCTGGTCCAGGGCAATGTAACGGTCCAGCGGATCGATGGGCTCCCAGTAAGTCTCATCCGTAGGCAGATTGCCGGTAGGCGGATCCCCGGCGCCTTCGTTTTTTACCCGGTAATAAGCCGCGCCATCCAGGCTATGGGTAGCCACGTTCGGCATGTAAAAGACTTCATCCGGTTTTCCGTTTTCCCCGTTTACATGAAACTGCCGGGTGCTATTCCAAATCTGCCGGTAGGCGCGCTCTTCGGTAATGAAGAAATCCGGCCACTCCCACACACGGGAGCCTTTATCTACGCGCGCGTTCATCCGCTCGCAGATCGTCTCCGCGGCATCGCTCAGGATGGCATCGCCTTTGGGGTCCAGATCGTGCCGCCTGGCTATGGCATCGAAAACGCTTTTAAATTGGACTGTGCGCGTAGCCATAGCCTGTTAAAACTCCGGCGCGGGTGTTTCATGGGCGGTTACAACAACACGCCTGCCAGGGTTTTCCGGCCCGGTCTGGAGGCTTGCCTTACTACTATCGCCAAGCGCCGCCGTCGCGGGCTCTCCCCGCGCACCATTTCCCGCGCCGAAACCGTTTACCGGAAAGAATCGCCGTGGTGGCGCTGGCACCCGCAGCTCCGGGCTCTTTTTCCACGTATCTTTTTCAAAATCGCTATCTTTCCAGCAATCAGCCCCGTGGCGCCGTCGCATGACCTCTTTTAAGAATGGGTGCACACACATTTTGTGTTGCCCCAGGCCATCCACGAAGCGCGTCTCCCGCTGCCAGTTTTCGCGCGCCATTTGGCGTTGCTCCCAGAGGGCGCACTCCAGTTGCCAGCGGTAAAACTGCATCTTGCGTTCCCGGTAGGCTTCGTATAGCCGCCCGCTGCATAGCTCCGTTACCTGGCTTTTAGTAAGAAAGGGTGCCATAAGCTCCAACTCCCTTGTTGGTTTGCCTTCCATATACGGCACCCTCCTTAGTTCCGATGGCTTGTTATCGGTGACGTTTTTTCCTAGCTATCGGCGTTTTCGCTTCGGGGTGTTTTTTTTTCAGCCCCGGCTTGCGCCGTTTGCTTTTTCTCTCCCTCGGCTCCAGCCGCCTCGCCGCTGGCCGGTTTGGTCCCGGTGTGGGCCATGTTGGCGAACAGGCGGTTATGATCGCTTACCTTGAACAAGTGAATCTCCTGTTCCTGGTCGGTCTCCTGGTTGGTGTAGGGATCGCGGATGGCCACGCTCTCCTGCGTTTGATCCTCTACCTCCACGCCTTCCGGTAGATCGTGTGGCTCTTCCACTTCTTCACCTTCCTGCGGCGCGGCATAGGCGGTAAAGCCGCCGCTGCCGATCACTTCCTGCAATGCAAGCGCCATGATTCGCGCTTTTTTCTTTTCCTCTGCCATTTTGTTTTCCTCCTTTCCTTTACGGAACTGGCGGCGTCGCCGCGATTTTGAAGTGGCCCCGCGGATCGCCAAACTCCCAACCGAGTATGGAATCGATGAGCCCCGAGTAACCGCCGCCCAGGTAGGGCAGCTCGGTGTGATCGCAATACATGACCTGGCGCATTTGCACGTAGTCCATGTTCACCCCGTAACCGCGGTATTGGTCCGCGATGAAAGGGCAAAGCACGATTTCAAACGTGCCAAAGTCGCCTTCGTAAACGTCCACGCCGTAAGCGGCAAACTTGCGGCTGTCGATTGCTTCGGCCTGGGTGCGCACCACTACGGTGTAGTTAGCCTTGTTAGGCACATACTTTCCGAAGAACTCGGAGATATGCGCTTTTAGGCCGCTCCCGGCGAAAAGCACCAGCTCGGTGGTTTGCCCGAGCAGATCGTAACGGCTCTTCATAATCCCCACGAACACGCTTTCATCGAGAGCATCGATGGCGCCCGTGTAGATTTGCGCGGCCGGTGTGCGGTATGCTGCGGGGATGGCCGTTTGCGCATCGCCAAAGGCGAGCGTCCCATCATTGATAACCCGCCCCAGTCCCAGGAACCGGGAGCCCACTGTGCCGTTATCGTCGTTACTATCCTGGTCGGAGAGCAAACAAAACTCCACGTCTCGCTTTTGCTCTTCGATCTTTTTCTTCACCTGCTCGTTGTATTTGCCGAAGTTACCGGCGCTATCGTTTACCTTGTCCGCGATCACGCTTACCCGCGGTGTGCGCCAGAAGCGCTCTCCACGGTTGTAAACGCGGTTCTGCTGATCGCTTTCAAACGCGGTCACGTCCGCGTTCTCGGGCGGTGGCGTAGTTTTTCGGCCGTTCATGTCTGTGAGCGTCCAGGAGAAAAGCATGTTTGTTAGCCTGTTCCCCTTCTTAATGCGCGAGCTAAAGGGCGTGTTTCGCACGTCCGCTAAAATCAAGGCATCGCTCAGGTCCTCGTGCACGACCTGGTTAGCCGTCATTACTGCTGGCATGTTTCCCTCGTTTCCCTCTTTGGTGTTATGCCAGAGTCTTTTTCTGTTGCCCGGTCCCAGCTCCTTGCGCAATGCGCAGTTTGGTAACAAAATCGCCTAGCGCTTCCTGGCTGAATCCGCGGGCCGCAAATTCTTCTCTGGCCTCTTTTGCATCCACACCATTCCCTGCAGGGCCGGTAGCACGTCTCTCCGGCGAACGTCCGTTAGGCACTCCCGGGGCCAGCGGCACACGCGGCTGATTCAAGATCGCGGCCGCTTTATCGCTAAGTGGTTTGCCATCCTTGCCGGTTGGCTTTTTCCCCTTGGCCTCTCGTGTGCGCTCGCCATACACGGCGTCACCTATGCGTAAGAGAAACTTGGGATCGCGCCGAATCTCCGGGAACGCGCTCAAATACTCGGCCGCCTTTTGGTTTTCCTCGGTGCCCTCTTTGAACATTTCCGGGTAACTCTTTTGCGCTTCCTGCATATACTGGCTCGCCTGGGTCAGTAATGCGTGTTTCTTCGGCAGCCCCACCAGTAACGCATCCAGCGCTTTGGCTTCCATTTCGGCCACCTGTTCCGGCATGAAATCGTAATTGGTGATTTCACCTTTCGCGTTTCTTACCGGCACATCTGTGGCCCCGTCGCGGTGGGTCACTGCAAATAGCAATGCCTCGCGCGCGGCTGCCTCTGCCCGGAGATAACTGGGCCCGTCAACTACGTCTGCCAGCGGATCCTCCGGTGTAGGCGCCGGGGCTGCCGGTGGCTGCTGTTGCTGCCCGGTTTCTCCCCTGGCCGCTGCAAGCTGCCCCTCCAGCTCCGTTACCCTGGCCTTGGCGTCCCGCTTTTTGCGGGCTTCCTCGAATACCCTGGCTTTGGCACTGGCTGGCCATTCCTCCGGCACCGTTTCTTCCTTAACGGCCGCCGGTGGCGTTTCTGGCGCCTCTGCAGGCTGGCCTTCCTCTTCGGCCGGTTCCCCGGCCGGTTGCTCTTCGCCCGGTTCTTCTTCGGATTCGCCTGGTTGCTGCGTCTCTTCTTTTTTCTCTTCGCCTTTAGGTGCTACGTGCTCTATCACGTCCGTGGGCACGCCTAAGTCTGCCAGTAAAGCTCCTAGCCTTCCCGGCTCCGGCTTGGTGGTTGTGCCCAGTGTTTCCGGTCCTGTTACGGCCGGTGTGGTTCCTTCGGCCTCGCCCGTTGCCGCGGCGCCCTGCGCTTCGTTCATGGATGCCCTCCCCCATGTTTAGGAAACATCGATTCTGTTTGGGCGAGCACCTTGCCCACCACCAGGCCGCATTCGATGGAAACTGCCATGAGCGCAGTTATCCGGCGCCTGGGCTTAACACGTCAATACCGTGACCGTAGGACTCGACACGATTCGGCACGACTCATCACGAATCGTCACGAAATTGGCCCTTTCAGCACACGGCCGAAAACCGTGTCAAATTTTTTTTTCGTCCCTCGTGTTACTCGTGTTAAACACGCGATATTGCCAATTTGGCAATTTTTGATCTGCTAAATTACTGGATGAAACGGAAACGCAAACAACCGCGCAAAATGACGCCGCCCCTGTCGTTGCGCGATGTGGATGGGGCCCGCGAAATTATCGCGCTGGATGAAGAACTGATCACATCGAAACAGTGTTACTCGGGCCGGGTAACACTGTTTTTAAACCTGGGCCCTAACCTGCACATCACCATCGGCTCCAGGTGTGTGAATAAAAGGCGCCTTCCCAGCGTCACGATTCGCGCAGTGGACGTTATTCGCCCTTCGGTGGCTCCTGCCCTTGCTGACCGGCTATCGGCTTATCAGGGGGCGCTGGATGCGATGCAACCGGACCCGACTGCATAACGCGGGCAAACGTGATCGCGGCGCGGCAATGCGCCGCGAAAGCGAAATGTTTAGGGTTACTCTCCAGGTATGTCTCCAGCTCTTTTATATCGAGGCGGCTGGCCATACCGCACAGCTCGCCCACGTTCATTAGCGCTTTGCCTAAGTTGTAGTTCATTTTTTCTTCATTCCTGGTGGCAAATCTGCGAGAATCACTTGCGTCAGCGTGATTCGCGGATCGCGCGCAAACTTCATCAGTTCTTCACCGCTCGGTTTGCGCGTGGTAAGGTCGTCGTTAAAAACGCTAATCTTGCGGCACTCGATACACACGCTTATATCGCCCGGGTTTGGCCGGTCATCGCCTGTCGGACTGGTGGCCGCGTTAAACTTGTGCCCGCAATGCGGGCACGCGCACTCTGGCATTTTATGGGCTTTCATAACGTGCCTCCGTTGAATAAGCGGCCAAGCTGCCGATGCATTTGCTGCCGATTCATTTGCTGCACCTGCTCCCGTTGCGCTTCCATTTCCAACTGTTGAGCGTGCGCTTCCGCTTGCATCGATTCCCACACGTCGCGCGGCAGGGTTTGTCCCAGCCCTCCCACAAATGGGCCCAGTTGCGCCGTCTGCCGTGGCGCTTGCTCGCGTTTTTTCAGCACTTCCAATACCGCGGCATCCACGTCTTTGGCTTTCTCTGCATATTTCAAAACTTCCTTCGGCAACATTGCTTCTACCTCCTTATCGGTATCCACTGCCCCGGCCCACGCCCCCTGCCTGTGCGGGGGCGTGAGCGGTGAATCGAACACACCTACTGCCATTTTTTACCCCTCATCTTCCCGCAGAATTTGCTCAATCTTTACATCATCATCCCACTGGGCCACGAAATATTTATTTTCGTCGCCCCGGATGATTCCGAAAATGATCGGATCGGGCACTACTCTTACCGATTGCACCGTAGCTACCTCGAAATCATCGAAGCACCCCAGCGCTTTGGCTTCACGCACTTTGGCCAGCGCCTCTTTCGGTGGCACCTTGTTGTAGGCCGCGATTTTGGTAAACACGAGCTGGTCATAGCTGTAGCTGTAATCCACGTAATGATTCTTCCAGGTCTTGCCTTTTAGTTCCTCGGCAAAACGCCGGAAGTTTTCCGGGGTCACATACCGGAAATGCTCGAAAGCGATCCGGCATTTGCGCGCCAGTTCGCGGTCCTCTTTTACCTTCGTCGCGGCCGCATTAAAGCCCAGGTCCCGCAGCTCGGCCTCGCTGGGCGCGGGGCACGAGCTATCTGCTTTTGGTTTTGTTTCTTCTTTTGTTGTTGTCATAAAGGTAGCCTCTCCAAATCGGGTTTGAATTTTCTTTATCAACATAGTTTCTTTCTCCTGGCATAGTTGAGCACGTCACACACGTCTTGTAACGCTTTGCGCCGGGCCATCGTGGCCCGCCGTTTCTCTTTGCGGACCGTGCTTTTCAGCTCGCCCATCTTGCACCACAGGATAAACTTTTCGCCTCTTACACGCTCGGTCTCCGCGTAGGCCAGGCGCACTCTTTCCGTAGCTTCATCCCGGTAAGCGCACAGCATGTTATTCGTGGAGCGCTCGCCATCGAGCATCATAGCCAGCCGGTCCAGCTCGTCTTTACGCGCGGCCGGTAAGTGTTTCCAAATCGGGCCCGCTGGTTCGCGCTCGCCGTTCCTGCTCATAAATCCTCTATCTCTTTAATTGCATCCAGGCAGTTTTGGCGGATCGCCATAAAATTGGTAAACGCTTCCTCGGCGTGCTCAAATGTTCGCTTCGCGTTCAAAAAGGCGATGATAGCCAGGTTAATCAGTAACCCGCCGCCAGCACCCGCAAACATGGCCCGCCACAGCGGGGGCGGCTGTGTAAACGCTACCACGATGAAAAGCACACCTGCCGGTGCAAACAGCGTCCCGGAATAGATGAAAACCCAGGCAGCGCGTCTAAAAGCGCGGCGCCAGCCATCCGCAGAATCGGCGCATTGCCGTGCTATTTGTCTTAGTTGATCGGTTTCTTCCATGTTACTCGCCTTTCATTCTTACCCTGGCCCCGAGCTGGTCCAACCCTTCTTCTCTCCGGTTTAACAGCTCTTCCCGTAGCATCCGCAAATGATCGGCGCCGCCCACGTAACCGGCCAGCACCGTGGCCGGATCCATGTTCGCCGCGGCGTTCACGTTTGCGTTTTCCTCAGCCGTCACGATGAGCTGGAGCACCGCGCGCCATTGCGGATCGCTTTCGCTCACCGCCAGGGCCGCGTTTAGCTCCTGCTCACTTAGCGGCTTTTGGTAAACAATCGGGGTGCGTTGTCTTAACCATCGCAGCACGTATTAGCCTCCGGGCATTTTGAGCTGGGGCGCCTGGCGCGGCTGGAAAGCGGCCGTGGTAAGCGCACGCCCTATCTGTGGGTTTTGGGTGTATTGTTGTATTTGGTTCATAAAGAATTGCCCTCGCTTTTTTAAGATTTCTACCGTGTCCGGCGCGTTTTGTAGCCGTTGCGCCATGAGCGGGTTGGGACTTTGCAAGGTGGTTTGCATTAAAGTTTGCAACCGTAGCTGGTGGTTCCCATACATCGGTAGCGGTGCCTCGATTCCGGTAAACGCCTGGGCGATTGCGTTCAGTTCATCGGAGATTTCCTTTTGCGTGGCTTGCTCTTCGGGCATCACCAGGCCCACGTCCGCCGCATCCGGCTCGATGATTTCCATTGCCATGCGGAAAAGCGCGTTCACGTTCGCCGTGCCGCCCTGGTTAAATTGCATGGCTTGTCCTATCAACGCCATCTTTTGCTCCGCGTAATCTTCGGAGAGCATCTGCATATCCACCACGGCAGTGATTTCGTATTTGCCCTGGATCTCTTTGCGGTCCAAAGGAAACGGCCGGGCCAGCTCGCCCACTACGCGGGTTACCTCTTCGTCTGCCTCAAATTGCTGCTCCAGTTGAAACACCTGCTCCAGTGCCAGGCTCATTTCGCCCAGAATGTCCGTGCCTATTTCGTCCCGGCGCAGTTTCTTTAAATCGGGGTCCACGGTGGGCCCGAACAAGCCGTAACGCCATTGCAAGCGCTGTTGCACCATTTCGATTACCAGCATGGGCGTGTTATCGGTAGGCGGCAGCGGCATCCAGCCTACTTCGTTCGGCCGGGAGACGCCCAGGATTGCGCCCGGCATCCGCTCGCCTTTCATCGCTTTTACTTTGGAGTAAGGCACAATCATGGGCGGGCTGTGCACCAGGCTGGTGCGATTGGTTAGGCCGTCCTGTTGCGCTTTTATGTCCAGTTCATCGGTGTAAGCCTCTTCCGCGATGCCTACGCTTTGCAGGATCGGCCGGTTCCCTTCCCTGCGGCACATCACCGTAAACGGGTATTCCTGGTGATCGTAGGCGGCCGGGCCGTGCTTTGCGTAAAGCTCCTTGCGCGAGCCCATGCAAAGCGGGTTAAACACGGTCTCGTAAAGGCAGGGCACACCTTCCATCAGCGTTTTGTATTGGAAATGCACGATCTGGATTAAATCGCGGAAACTGTTGGGCGCGCCACCGCTCCCGGGGAAACCGCTGGCGGTCCAGTCGGCCGGGCCTTGCATCGGGAAAGCGAATTTGCCTTTTTGTTTGATCGCTTCGGCCACGAAAGCCGGGTCATAGTTCTCGGTCTCGATGCGGTCCGTTAGCTCGGTCTCCGTAACCCAATCGTCAAACCGGGCCACGCACCTGGCCTCTTGTATGTCGCTGGTTTCACTGGGGAAAAGTAAATCGATCGTGGGCTGCAGCGTGCGCCAGCGCGGCGTGTTTTTGTAAATGTAAGGCACCGGTATTTTGGTGGTCTCGCCTTCGCGCAGGCTTACCACGATCTGGCGCGCCTTTGGCCGGGTAAGAATGGGCGAGAGCTGTTGCACCAGCGTGGTCAACGCATCTTCCATCGTGGGATCGGTGAATGCCTCCAGCATCGCCGTGTTATCGATCCCTTGTGCCTGCATGATTTCGTCCAGCACCTGGAGATTGATTTCGTGGTATTCCAGGCGCCGTTGCTGGATCCATTCGGTGTTTAACACCGCCACGCCGTAGCCCCAGCGCCAGTTAAACGCCAGTGGCACTTCCCGGAGCACTTCCGGCCACATGTGATTGTAAATCCGCCAGCGCAGTAGCTTCGTGGCTTTATCCGCTTCCCGTTCCTGGATCATCGGCCGCACCGCCAGCGCCTGGATTTTCGCCTTGAAAAATGCGTATTTCGACACGCTCACATGATCGCGGATCAAACTCGCTACCATCCGCAACCGGCTATCGGCCGCGCCGTCCCAGGGGAAACAATCCTGCTGCGCGTTTGCGTGTTTACGGCCGTCCACGGTTTGGCCCGGCCAGCGCGCCTGCCACCATTGGCGCGCCTGTTGCACCCTTTGGAAATAAAAATTACAATCGCTCTGCATCTGCTCGATTTCCTTGCAGATTTGCCCGAGCTGCGGTTCGCTTGTTCCTATCTCAATGTTTGCTTCTTCCTGTGCCATTGTTGCCCCCTGTCAGTCTGTCCAGCACGTCCCGCTGGATTTCGGCCGCGTTGTAATACGACCGCCCTCCCGCGAGCCCGTGCGCTGTTATTACCCCTTTAGCAATTAACAAAGTCATTTTGTAACGAGAGATTCCGTTGGCCCGCAGCCAATCCTCCAGCTCCCCAAAACGCAAAAATGGTTTCGGCGCTTCTACCGCACTCATAAGCCTCCCATCGCCTTTATTTGCCCTTGTGTGGTGTGGATCCGTTTGCGCAGCCCGGCCACGTAAGGGTCGTCCTTTGGATGAATCCCGCGGTCCTCATATTCCTGGTAAAGCGCCTGGAGCCCGCGCAAGCGTTCTAGCTTGCGCCGCATCGTGTCCGCGTGCTCCAGCTCAGCTTTGTAAAATGCCATTGGCCTTTTCATTTGCAGTTTTTTGCATCAACTCCCGCAGCGCCATGCGCAAGGTGGGCCGTGTTACCTGGATAAACGGTTTCGGCAGTTGCACCGTCCACGAGGCGCACTTGTTAGGCCGCTCCCGTTCCGGCCAGGCTTGCACCTGGTTGTCATCCATAAAATCCAAGAGATTTGCGTCACCCTGCATGTTTTTACAACGACGGCGCCTTACCCATGAAAGCCTCTTGCTCCGTCTCTTGTTTGATTGTTTCCACAATCTCTTTCGTGGCCGATTCGATCACCTTGTGCGGGTTTACCAGCTCATACCAAAGCGATAGGTGCCCCTCTGTGATTCGGTAACGTAAACGGGCTTGAATCTTGTAAGCCGGGCCGCCGATATATGGCGCAATTCCGAGTGCAAACGTTGCCGGTATTTCCAGCTCGCCGTTTCCACCAGCGCGCCCGGTCGTTTCCGATACAAATTTAATCTGGTGATCGCCGTTCTCCAGGCGCACACCGCTCTTAAATTCCACCGATCTTTTGGCTTCCAGTGTTCGGGAAATTTCCAGCATCACCGCGCCACTGGGCTCCACAATGTCCGCAATGTTATCTTCCACAAACGAGGCGAACGTGGATTGTGACATTGGCTTTTTGTTGCTACCGCTCCAGGCCAGCCATTCCGGTGTTCTGGTAGCTGTGTAGGTAGCGCGATGATCGCCCCAGTTAGCGTTACCATCCTTGCCGCCTTCGTGATAGTTAAGCACCGCGGTAAAAGAGGCGCTGCCGTCTTGTTGAGAAATGTCCGCGAAAATCCGTGTCCTGGTATCCGCGAACAGTTTTACGTAGCGAATCAGGCTGTCCAGGTCCACCAGGTTTACGCTTCCCCTTCTGCGCCTGGGATTATCCAATAGCCCCTCCAGGTCGTGCACCCGTGCGTTGCTCGGCAACACCGTAAACTCACTGCCGCTTTGGGTTTGTTTTATCTCTCCCAGTAACAGCCCGGCCTCAATCGCTGATTCTATTTCTGATTTTTCCATGTTAGCTCGCTGCGACCTCCCTCAATGGTTCTGGTTTCTCTTGTTTGCCTTCCACTGGCCGTAGCTCCAGCTCCCTTTGGTTCGGGTCTTTGCGGAGAAGCTGGTTACTCTCGCTGGGATAAAACAGCGTGCTGGGCTTCACCGATTGCGGCGGATTCACCTTTACCGAATCGGTCACGAACACTTGTCTTACCTCGCCAACAGTCGCCGGTGCTACCTTGATTTGTAGTGTAATCGTCCCTTGTTTCCCGGTTCTCTTCACCGCGCCTACGATTTGGGCGAGCTGTTCTGATAATTCATCGACAACCTTGCCAGCCCGAAGCTGAATTAAGGCATCGAGGAATGAGTTATTCATTACCATTTTGTTATTCCTTCCTGGTTGTATGTTTTGAGTAATCGCGCGGTGCGCACCCTCCCGTTTCGGTCCAGTGTTCCACCTAGAACAAATCCACGTGGAACAAGAACCTTCCCCTGGCGATAACGCCGCATCGCCCCGGCATGGCAACTCTTACAAGTCCGTTGCCCGTTGCGAGCTGGCCGGTGGTGACACGTGGAACAAAGTTTCATGCGTCAATCCGTTCTACGTTTTTGTGTGGACCGTATCGCCAACGCACGTCTGACAAAATCCGCTTCACCATTTGGCAATGCTCTTGAACGTCCTGCCTGTTTAATGCCTCTGGACCAATGGCATCGTAAAGGCCCGGGCACGCCGTTTCCAGGGTCTCTAAATCGTCCTCGCTAATTTGATACATCTTCATGGCCTAGTAACTCCCTCCCCCTTGCCAGCAATAGGCATCCGCGCCCAGGTAATCCAGCCCGGCCAGGGCCGCGTATCTCAGGCAATCAATGGGATCCTTGCAAGCGCCGTGCTGTTTATCTTTCCCGGTCCATTCCCGCAGCGCGTAAATCGTGTTGGGACATTGGCGCGAGATTTTCAGCTTCGGCTCGTTTAACCGGGAAAGCGTAGGCGAGTAACGGCCGCGCTCTACCTCGTGGTCATAATCGAGCATATCGTTTACCAGGCCGGTCCCTTCCTCGATTGTTTTGCCACTGGTAGCTAGAAACTGCATTTCCAGCTCTGCCATTTGGTCAATCAACGTGGTCGATCCTTCCCGCGTGGTGGTAGGTGTGGCGCCGTAACGCGAATCCATCCATCGCTCCGCGATTTCCTCCCACGGCGCCGTTTCCTCCAAGCCTGTCGTGGTCCGTCTCAAAATCGGGTTACGCGGGGCGCGCCACCAATCCGGCCGCGGCTGCTCTTCTGTAGTGGCAGGCGTGTCGCCTGCTTCTTCTTCATCGGGGTGCCCTTCCAGGCGCAAAATCTCGCGCTTGTAACGGTCCAGCCCGAAACCGAAAGAGCGTTGCGCCGGTCCGCGCACGCCATCAAACGGTTGCCCGGGCAAAGTCCACGGCCCCGGATCGCCTACGCCCGGGATATAACAACGCGCGTGCCCGGTGCTGGGCCATTCCCGATAGACATACCAATGCCCGCGCTGATCTATGCGGATCCATAACATAAACCAATTCCGGCCGTCGCACGGATCCACGATGTGATAGTTACTCCCCTCCCTGGGCACCTTGTCCGGTTCTACCACGTGCCAGGCATCGTTAAACTTCGGGAATTGCTGCGCGCTGGATGCGGTCAGGATGCCATACACGCGGGAAAGAATTTTCGCTTCCGTAGCGTTCCGGTAAGCGCGATAAAAACGTTCCTTCCCGAATAACGGCGCGCGCCCTTCCTTTGTCCGTTGCATGGCGCCTTCGTAACCGAAGTAAGGGTTATCCATCGCGTGGAAATACACGATGTTAGCCCGCTGGTTCCCATCGGCGCCAGGGCCAGCTATCTTTATCCGTGGCACATTTTTGTAGCCGATAATTTCAAAATGTTCGCCGCCGCCGCGAGAGTCGCCGCGCTCATCCCCGGTTCGCGGAGTTGCGGTTGCAGGCACGGCGGCGAAATTATTTTCAGCCGGCGAAGTCGTGGCGACTTCCTTTTGGGACTTGGGAGCAAGCGATGCTTCGGCATCATGGAGTTTCCGGCTGAAATGCTTTTTAATCGGCAGTAACTCCGCGGGCACTTCCACGATGGTCTGCGCGCCCCGCTCGTATTCGTTCACTACTGCCGTGTAATTTTCGTCAATGGCGGTAAACGTCACAATGATAATGCCGCCCCGGTCGATCATACGGCCGCGCAATGTCCGCAGTAGCTCCACGTTGCGCAGCTCATCCATCCAGATGGCATCTAGCTGGTCCCCTTCCACGTTCTCCGGGTCTTGCTCGTAGTTCTTAAACCAATGCTGAGCCCGGTTGGGTAACACGAAAGATTGCTCCGCAAACCCGGTTTTCTGTTTGTAAGAGACGTTTAACACCGCGCCCTGCCTGGCTTTGCCGGTGTTAGCTGCCAGCCGCTTTACTTCCGCTGGCATATACCGCCAAAAAATCGGTTGCTGCCGGGCAATGGAAATCGGGCCGGTATCCGCAAAGCTCCAGGTCCGCGCGCCCTCCTGGGCTTTGAGCACTTTCATTACCTTTTTCCCGGCATACTCGCTTTTGCTGGATCGGTTCGCGCCAGCAATGTAAATCTCGTTCGCACCCAGGATCGTTACGGGCACCGGCGCTTTGGCGCCGATTCGCTCTAATCGGCTTACGTCTAACACTACCTCGTGCCCATCGCATAAAAGGTCGTCCGCGATGTGCCAAATATCCGCTTCAAATCCGTGTATAAACGGATCCTCCTTTTCGAGAGTCATCGCCGCAATCCTCCGTTCCAAAAACTTTTTGGTCCGCCGTTCCGCTTCGTCTTTCCCAAACCGCGCAATCAGCCGGTTGCACCATTCGGAGTTTGGCACAGGCAAAATCGGGTGTGGCTCTAATCCTGTCATGCGGGCTCTACCTTCACTTCAATGCTGTTAATCTGGCGCCAGCGTTTCCGCAGGTTTTCCCTGGATACAAAGTTAAAATTCCAGCGCGCCATCAGCTTCTCCAGCTCGCGCTCACTCAGCCCTTTTAACTTGCGGTCTAACTCAGCTCCCAGGTTCATGGTGTCCGTCTCCGTTGCTGCTTACCTCTGCGTTTGGAAAAATCTCTTTTATGCTGGCCATCGCTATCTCGGCCGCCTCCCCTTCTTTTTGTTGCCTTTGCTCGGGCCGATTCGAGAAAAGCGGCCGCTCGGGATCCTGTGCCTCAAAACGCGCGTAGTCCTCGATGAAACGCAAAGGCACCGCCCCGCTGGGCCCCTCGTTTTGCTTGGCCACGATGCACTCCACGTATTGTTTTAGTTGCTCTTCGTCCAGGTCTAGCTCCTTCATCAGCTTTTCGCGTTTCTTATGGCTATTCCTGGCGTAATACCAGGGTCGCCATAACAGCCCTACAAAGCGCGCTTCCTGCTCAATGCTCCCGCTCTCGCGCAGATCGCCCAGCTCTGGCTTGCCATCCGGCCGGTCCTCCGGGTTTCTGTTAAGCTGTGCCAGCACGATGATGGGCACCTTTAACTCTTTCGCCGTAGCGCTGATGCCTTGCGCGATTTCGTTTACCTGTTGCTCCCGGTTGTTGCGCAGATTTTTGTCGCTGCACTTCATCCGTTGCAAGTAATCGATCATAATTAGCTTGCACTTTTCCTTTACCACGGCCTGGCGCGCCCGGGAACGAAACTCGTTTATGCTAAGATCGCCTTTTTCATCGATGCTGATGTAATCGGTCATTAGCTCCGTGGCCACGTCCCTTGCCCGGTTCAGCGCTACCGGATCGTGCGCCGTTCCCTCCATAAAACCCGTTACCGGCCGCAACGATTTCAACCGGATATTGGCCAGCATACAAATCAAACGCTTGGCCAGTTGGTGCCCGGTCATTTCAATGGAGAAAATTTTGATCTTTTGTTTTTGCGCCGCGGCCGCGATCCCGATGTTATAGGCAAACTTCACCATGAGCGCGCTCTTACCCATCGCCGGGCGGGCCGCGAAGTAGTAGGTCAACGGCTGCTCAAAACCGTTCATGGTGCGATCCAGGTCGTTAAACCCAGTGCTTATTCCCGTGGCGTGCCCGCGGTTGTAGAAGCTAAACTCAATCGCTTTCAGCGCTTCATCAATGAACGCGCCCAGCGGCTTGCTGGTGCTCTCGTCCGCAGCCAGGTGCCCGATTTCGATTGCCCGGGTTTGGTAATCCTCCAGTAACCCGGTGGGATCGTCCTGCTCTTCATAGGCGCGGCGGACCGCCTCGGTTCCGCTGGCAATGATTTCGCGTAACACGTGTTTCTCCCGCACAATCGCCAGGTAAAAAGCGATGTTTGCCGCAGTCGGCACGAAGGTCCACAAGCTGGTGACAAACGCCGGGCCGCCTACGCTCTCCAGTAGGTTCCGGTCCCGTAGTTCCTGGGTAAACGTGATTAAATCTATGGCCGCATCTTTTTTCCATAAATCCACCAGCACAGAGAAAATCGTTCGGTGCGCTGGCACGTAAAAATAATTCTCTTCCAGTTTTTCTACCGCTTCAGCTATGCCGTCACGTGGCGAGAGTAACATCGAGCCTAACACGCCCTGCTCTCCCTCGACGCTGTGCGGTGGCGCCAGGTGAATCACGTTTGCCGGTGCTGGCCCTCTCATGCCGCCCCCTTTTCTTTTTCGTCGCCATAGCAATCTTTCCAATAATTTCGGGCACGAGTGACTTCGTCGCCCCAATTCACCATCAACCCGCGCTCCGTTACCGGTCGGCGCGCTTGCAGCTCCGGTGTTTCATCGGTAGGCAATCCACGAAACCAGGCTACTACTTCAATCTCCGGGCGCGGAATGGGTAACTGCCTGGAAAGCGCTTCCTGTGCTTCATAGCTCCACGGCCGGTTGGGATCCTTACCCCCGAGAATCTTTACGCAAATGAGTCGCTTCGCTTCGTTAAGATCATTAACCAATTCACCAAAAGAAGCCGTTGGCCCGCTGCCATCTAATCCTTTTTCTTTTTCTTTTTCTTTTTCTTTATGTGTGACATTTTCCCTCGTGGGCAGCGTGACACCCTGTGACACCTTGTGACACCCCGTGACCAAAGCGTGACCAAGTTGTGACTCTAGCGTGACATTTGTCTGGGAAGTTGGCGTGACTGTCCTGTGACCATTTTGTGACGTTTTGTGACGTAGCGTGACGCCTTGTGACGGGGTTTTCGCTTTTTCTCTGGCACGCTGTCGGCGCTTCCTATCACGCGCAGAAACGCGACTTCTCTCCAAGTTTTCGTATTTCTTAGCGTTCACAAAGCGCCATCCCCAGGGACGCTGATCGGTCAATGGAATAATGCGTGCACCATCAAACTGCTTGGAACGGCTTTCCTCATCGGGTGCCATGAGACGGCCGATAAGAATAATCACCTTCTCTGTTGGCAAGTTGAGCTTCCGTGCGATTGACTCGTATGTCTCATCTAGCACTCCATTCATATCGGCGAGCAATCGCAATAACATAAATCCACAAAGCACCTCGGGGTCCTGGGCAAGTGACGATTCCAAGATCTGCCGATAAAATTTGACGTAGCCTTTCATCGGATCGATCGGTTCATATATGGGACAATGGGATGATCAAGGGTTTTACCATCCTAGTCGCACCGAAGTCCGAGCTGTTGCCTGTCCGACCTGCCGCGCCAAGTCCGGCGAACTGTGCACCGGTTTTCGCGACAAAAGTCGAGAGTCTAATCACATGGAGCGTGTCGATTTGTTTTTGCATCACCATTTGCCCGGGAAACGCGGGCAACGCCCTTCTAATTGGTAAACCTGCGGAGCCGGTGGCTCGTTAGGCGGCCGCGCTTTCACTTTCATGCGCGGTCGGAAGTTTTTGTTCTTTTGCACCCGCACCAGCACACGCTGGCCGTTTTCGTTAGCCGCCTGGATCAAATGCGGGTTGGGATAAACTTTTGTAACGACAAGCTCCACCACGGCTACAGCGCCGTTGGTGGAGTGCATTAAACAATCGCTGCAATCGAGGCCCTGGCTTCCCAGCCTCGCCAGCAATTTTTTTAACGCGCTATCACTGATGAAATTTTGGCGACCAAATTTTTTCGCCTCGTTTTTTTTCAGAGAGGCTTTACGGAAATCGTCCAGCGCATTGCGCGTCACACCCAGGTGAGGCGCTAACAACGCCTCTGAATACCATTGGACCGTCATAACAAAGTTCCATTATCCAAAAATTTCTGAGAGCCATTACCCTTCGCACCGTGGGGCACCCCGCCCTCACGCGAGGCCCGCCCCGGGGGGGTGCCCGGGTCCGATTCGGCCCCGTTTGCCTCTGAATCCGTGTGATAACTTGGGAGATTATCCACGTTTGCCTGGGGCACAGCCTCGAAAACTTCTGATTGCGCATCAAATCCGGGCGCGCTCGCCTGGTCCGCGGCCGGATCGCCAGCCATTAGCAAATTTCCCGGCGTTCTAAATGGATTCGTCGCCCCATTTTTTTCGGGTATAACCTCGGCCGTCTCCAGGTCTTGAACGAATTGACCGAAATCCGCGAACAAATCCACGCGGTGAACGTGCTCCACGCGCGCGCTGGCGCGTCCAGAGTCCAGCGCTTCAATGTCCGAAATCATTTTGAGCGTTAGCGCGAGACTCTGCGCCGGGAGGCTGTTCACTTCGCGCTCAATGCGGTTAGCAATGGCAAACTTGCACCGGCGAAGTTTGGCGGGCATCCGTTGCTCGTAGTC